GGCTCCGCGAGCCCAGAAAATTTGGTCTGCGTCAACAATTGAAAATCGCTCCTCTATGGTAGCCGTTCAGCCGAAACCAACCAAGGCTAAAACGCCGAAAAAACCCGTTGCCAAGGATGCGCAACAGAAAACGCTGAAAGGTGGACCGACACCGGCGAATCCGAGCGATGGCGAAACCGAATACGAGCGACAACGGGTCGCCGAGGTCCGGGCCCGGGCGCGGCTTTACGTTTTACGGGCGAAACGGTTGGAAGCCGCGGTTCTGGACCGCAAACTCTTAATGGCTGATATGCCGGCGGTTATGGATGCGATTCGCGGAATTATCCTTGCATCGAAGCTTTCTCAGAGCGAAAAGGCTGACATTCTAGAAAATATAGCCTTAATCCCGAGCGTTATAGAGAATGCTGCGGCGAAACAAATCAAGGAAACGAAAGCCGGCGAAACGGTTCAAATGCCGACCAACGGGCACGACGACCCCGAACTCTGAACCGGTCGGATGGCAGGGGGATGCGGAAACGGTCGGGTTCTGGACTGAGTTCCTGTCATTTGCGCGCTACCGTGCGCCGGAATTACCTAGTGTCTGGCAAGAAAAACATCGGATCCTGCCGGAGGGTGCAGGATCAAAGACCGGCAAATGGAAAAATTTCTGTTTCCAGGTTGAACCGCTGAATGCAATCGCGGACCAAAGCTGTTCAAGCTTATGTCTGATGTGGGCAAGCCAGGTCTTAGGCAAGACCAGTGTCGTTGAAGGAATTATCGGGTGGTCGATTGCGGAGGCGCCATGCGCCATGCTGGCAATCTTCCCGACCTACGCAAACGCGGTTGCCTGGAGCAAAAATCGGTTCGGACCGATGGTCGACCGCACCGCGGTACTCGCAAAGCTGATCGCACCGACCAGCGCAAAAATTTCGACCGGACGCGGTTTTAACACCGTGATTCATAAACGGTATCCGGGCGGCTGGTTCCTGGCCGCCGGATCAAATTCATCGAGCAACCTGCGGGCGCACACCGCAAAGGTCTGTATTTTTGAGGAGGTCGACGGTTACCCGGCGAGCTCGGGTGACGACGGTGACGTGATCCTTTTAACCGAGCAACGGAGTGTTACTTATCCCGATGCGTTCAGTATCAAGAGTTCGAGCCCGACTTTGCGACACGCAAGCCGGATTGAATCCGAACTTGGATTAAGCGATTGCCGCAAATGGTTCGTAAGCTGCCCGGGATGCGCGCACCGCTGGGTGATCATGTGGAAGGATTTCGTCTGGGATAAGGAAGTTGACGCCAAAGGGAAAACGATCCGGCACCGTACAGAGACCGCGTGCCTGGAGTGCCCGAATTGCCAACGGAGCTTTAACGACCGGCAACGGATGGCAATGGTTGAAAAGGGAGAATGGATCCCGACAAATCAGGTGCAAAAAACCCGACGCGGTTATTGGGCAAACGCGTTCATCACGCTCCTCAAATGCAAACGCGGCTTTAAAAGTTGGGCCCATTATTGGGCTGACCGATTCCTGGCGGCCAAACGGCTCGGGCCGACCGGGATGCGGACATTTCAAAACCTGATCTTAGCGGAGACCTACGAAGTGGAAGCCGAAAAACCGCCCGAATACCAAAGCTTGTATGCGCGCCGGGAACAGTATCGGGAGACCGCCCAAGGCGACGTTGTGTTGCCTGAGAAAGTTCTTTACCTGGTGGCGGGTGCCGATGTGCAACAGGACCGGATCGAAGCCGAGGTGATCGGGGTATGTCTGGACGAAGAGATTTACGGGATCCAATACAAGATTTTTCGGGGTAACACCGAAACGCCGGCGCTATTCAACGAGCTCGATCAATGGCTCAGCCGGAAATGGAAACACCCGAGCGGGCACCAACTCAAGCCGGATTGCGCCTGTATCGATGCCGCCAATAAACCTGATCAAATCTATGCTTACGTGAAACGGTGCGCGCCGCGCCGGATCTATGCGATCCGCGGGGTCCGCGGCTATGCGCCCAACTGGATTGTGCGAAGCCAGGGACGCAATCAACGGTTGTTCTTGCTCAAGGTCGATACGCCGAAAGAAGCGCTTTATAGCCGGTTGCGCCTGATCGATCACGGCCCGGGGTTCCAGCATTTCCCGAGCAACCAGGGTTTGGGATACGATCTCACTTATTTCCAGCAACTGACCGCCGAGGTGATGCGGACAACGTTCACGGCCGGCCATGTGGTTCGCTATTTCGATGTGCCGAGCGGAGGCACCCGGAACGAAGCGCTTGACGCCAGGGTGTATGCGTTGGCGGCCAAAGAGATTATCGACCCGAATTTCGCCGCGATCCAAGCCAACCTGGCCAACCCGCCTTTGCACGATTGGCGAACCGCCGGAGGTGATGCGGAACCGCAAGAACAATCCGTATCTTCTCCCGCACCTGAATCTGAACCGATCGATGTTTTGAATCCTGGTATTCCGCTTAAAAGCGCGGTTCCGCCCAAGCCGCGGATTCGGATGCCGCGGGTTCGCGGTTGGGCACGAGCTTTCTAGCGAAATGTTATGTATGATCTGCGAAGTGAATCGCGTGTTACCTGGCGGCATCCGATGGGTACCCGATACTATTTCGAACCCGATTACGGCGAACAACTGATCGCAACCTTCAATGCGACCGGGGATATTGCTGTCTTGAACGAACTGTTGAAATATGCCGAGCCGCTGATCGACTCGATCCTGACCTATCGCGGAACGTACCGGTACGAGGCAACTGACGAACTCACGCAAAAGATCCGGCTAAAAATCTGGAAAAGCTTGCGGCTTTACGATTCGGCCAAAGGGACTGCGTTCAGTTTCATTTCGAAAATAATCGCTTCGACGACGGCAAGCGCGATCGCCGAGACTTGGACGCGCAACGATCGATTTGTTGAAATTAATGAGACCGTCGCGGGATCGATGCCGGCCAACCTGGCAAGCGATGAGACATTGCAGGATATCGTGCACAAGGTGCGGAAATTGAAAACGGTGTGCACCGATAAAGCCGAGCTTCGCGCGCAACGCTGGTTTGTTGAAAGTTTCCTCTCCAGCGGGTTCAGTCTACGCCGGCACGAGGCGGCCAATTGTGCGATGAAAGTTTTCGATCTTTCGCATGCGCGTTCCCGGCAACTGTACGATCTGACTTTGCTCGAGATCCGGCGCCAATTAATCAATGAACGCCGGCTTGATCCGGTTCAGCCGGCTGATTTGCGCGGAACCAAGATCGCGGCGCTTATCCGGTACGCGAATTATTTGTGTGCGGAAGATTTTAGTCGGCTCGCAACCCTGATGGTTAACCTGGCACCGGCGCTTGTGCTACTGGTGAAGCCCGAGAATATCTGTCCGATCCGGCGCGGCGAAATGCGGGCGATCCTCGAGAATCTGCGCCTGATTCTGTTCGGGCACCCGAACGCTAGGAACCTGTTTCGCGGTATTTATGTTTAAATGCCTTTAGATCAGCTTAATCCGGTCCCGGTCACCGTTATTTTGCCTAACTACCTGGTTGCTGGGGATGACTGGTTAATCCCGGTCCTGCGCGGGCCGTACACCGATCCGATATGGACGGCATCGATGCGCTTGGCAGCCGGCGCAAGTTCGATCGAATCGGTTGCGACAACTGATCCCGATAATTTTAATTTCAGTTTCGCCAGTGCTGACACGGCTAAGTTGCCACCGAACATTTATCAGTACTCGATCTCGGTCAGTGACGGTACGTCGCGTCAGACGTTGCAAATGGGCGGGGTGCCGGTGTTAGCGAACCCGGCAAGCGAGACCTGGGTCAAGACCGAAACCTTCCTGCGCAAGGCATTACGGGAATGCGAGCAATGTATTCTCGATCTGCTTAACCAGCGGACTAGCGCGGTCAGTTTCGGCGGCAAACAATATTATTTCTGGGACGTAGACAAACTCTGGAAACTGCGGAACGAACTTCTGGCTAAAGCGATTGCGGAAGAACAACAACTCTTAGGTAACGCGCGGTCCCGGCTGATTATCCCGATGTTCGTTAACCGGTAAGGTTCCTATAAATGATTGATCCCGGCAAACTCTTAGACTCCGATATTGGCCGGTTGCTCACCTGGCGCAAAGAAGAGATTGGCGAACTCGTGGCGTGGACCCAGACCGCAATACTGGTCAAGTTTCCCAGCTCTGTTCAACCGCTGTTGTGCCGGCCGGAAGAACTTTTCTTTATCAAAGAGGACTGAACAAAGTGGGACTTTTTTCCAAAGTTGCCGATTTTCTCGGGTTCGGGCCCGCACCACTCCCCCCGGTTCCATTAATTACGACCGAATACAAGTTTCCGCGAGCTCGGGCTTATGATGCGGCTATTCCCTCAAATCTGACCGCCGACTGGCACGCATGGAGTACCAGCGGCAATTACGAGATCTATTCCGCCTGGCGCCGTACAACGTTCCTGGCGCGCGACCTCGAGCGGAACAATCCGCACGTTAAAGCGTTTTTGCGCGAGCTTTGCGCCAATGTGCTCGGGGCAACGGGCATCCAGTTTCAAAGCAAGGTCCGGATGCTGCGGGGTGGCGGTCTTAACGATCGGGTTAACACCGCGGTGATGAAAGCCTGGAAAGATTTCCGGCGTCGCGGCAATTACGATGTGACCGGGCTCCTTAGCGGGTACTCGGCCGATAAACTCGTCTTGCGCGCTTTGGCCCGGGACGGCGAATGCCTGATCCGATTGATCCGCGGGTTCCCGAACAAGTACCGGTTCGCGGTCCAATTGTTAGAAACCGATATCCTTGATCTCTGGTACAATGCTTTACTAGACCCGGTCACCGGCACCCGGGTGACTATGGGGATTGAGATCGATAAATGGGGGCGGCCGCTTGCCTATCATTTGTTGGATTACGCGCAACAGGATCTTTTTGCGAACAACACAACGATGCGCCGCACCCGGGTGCCGGCAAACGAGATCGTTCATGTTTATCTCAAGGAACGGATCACTCAATGTCGCGGGATCACGTGGTTTACCCCGGTGCAAATCAAGCTCCGGATGCTGGACCGGTACGAGGAAGCGGTGGCGGTTGCGATGCGGATTGCCGCAGCGAAAATGGGGTTTCTGACTCAAGCGAAAGACTCATCGGAAAAATATGAGGGACAAGGGCAAGCGTCGACCGGCGAGATCATTGAGGAAGTCAGCGCGGGTGAAATCGTGCAATTGCCGCCCGGGATCGATTTCCAAGCTTTCGATCCGACGAACCCAACCGAGAACTATACCAATTACCGCAAAGGTATGTTGCGCACGATCAGTGCGGGGCTCGGCATGATGTATAACACTCTGGCAAACGACCTGGAATCGACTAATTATTCAAGTGCGCGTTACGGGCGCTCGATCGAAATCGAGACTTGGCGCGATCTGCAACGGTTGTTTAGCGAAGATCTCTTGCAACCAATATTCGATCCTTGGCTTGAGAATGCGGTCATAAGCGGGCAGATACCCGAGATCGATTTTGAACAGGTTGATGCGGTCAGGGAAAGCGCCCAATGGAAACCGCGCGGCTGGTTGTATGTCGATCCGGACAAGGATACCAAGTCGGCGGCGAACGGCATTGACATGGGGCTGACGACCCGGCGACGCGAGCTCGAGGAGCAAGGGCTCGATATCGACGAGGTGTACGAAGAATTGGCCGAGGACAAAAAACGCCAGGAAAAATATGGGCTCACGTTCGTGAATCCGTATTCTCGGGAACCGCAGGTGCAATCGACCGAGGAAGATCCCGGCGCTAAGGGTGCGGAAGTCGTGGCGCCGGCCGGTAACGGCAAAGAGAAAGCCGGTGCGGGCATTGTTACTGCCGGCAAACGCAAGTAAGCCGGGAGCGTAACGTATTTATTTAATGTGAAGCTTCCATTACAGCTCCGTTCATTTGAGATCGCCGATCGATCGATTGACTCTGAAAAACGCACCCTATCCTTTTCGTTCTCAAGCCGGGAACCGGTCCGCAAATGGTGGGGCACAGAGATCCTCTCGCATGATGCCGGCGCGATTGATATGACGCGGTTTAACCGGCAAGCCGTGCCGTTTCTGCTCGATCACGATCGTACCCGGCAAATCGGGAAAGTGATCTCGGCCGAGCTCAAAGGCGATCGGATGTATGCGAGCGTTAAACTTTCCCGGTCGGCAAAAGCCGAGGAGACTTTTCAGGATATTCTGGACGGGATCCGAGACAATATTTCGGTCGGTTATATCCCGCACGAAATGAAGCGGCAATCGACCGACGACAAGGGGAACGACACTTATCTGATCACCCGTTGGGAACCGATGGAAATCTCGAGTGTATCGGTGCCGGCGGATTCATCGGTCGGAATCGGGCGTGATAGCGATCAGCAATACGAATGCCGGGTTTTGACCGAAGTCGCTAAAATTGAACCTGTATCTAATCAAAAGAGCCTTGATCTTATGCCTGAATCGCCTGTTCCAACTAATCAACCAGCTAACCTATCGGTAAGCGCCGCGCCGCAACTGGTGGAAACCCATATTCCAACCCAATCTTTCGACGATATCCGCGCGGCCGAACGTACCCGGATTAGCGAGATTTTCGCGCTCGGGAAACGGTTCGGGTTCGATTCTCAAGCTGAGAGCTTTGTGCGCGACGGGAAATCAACGGCCGATTTCCGGGCGTTCGTATTGGATGAACAGTTTCGCAATGCCGAGAAAACGATGGTCAGCGCGAACCCGATCGGCATGAACCAGAAAGAGATCAAACGCTATTCGTTGGTCAAAGCGATCCGTGAAGCGGCGGATCGTGATCATGGCGGGCTCAAGGGACTTGAACGTGAAGCGAGCGATGCTCTGGCAAAATTTCTCGGGCGTGAACCATCTGGTTTCTTTGTTCCCGATATCGCTTTGATGCCGCCCGATTTCGCGCAACGCGATTTGCAGGCGAGTGTTGCGGGCGCTGGCGGAGTAACGGTTCAATTAACTGTTGAGCCGAGCCTGATCGCGTTCCTGCGCAATAAAACCGTAGTCGGCCGAGCCGGTGCGGTGATGATGGGCGGGTTGACCTCCAATATTTCTTTGCCGCGGCAAACGGGCGCCGGTCAAGCTTACTGGTTGGCGGAAAATGCAGCGGTAACGGCGCAAAGCCAAACTTTTGATCAGGTCGGGCTTTCCCCGAAACGATTGGCCGCCTGGACCAATTATTCGAAACAGTTGGTTGCGCAAAGTTCTCTGGATATCGAAAACATCGTTCGCGACGATCTCTTAAGTGTAATCGGGATCGAACAGGATCACGCGGCGCTTTACGGGACCGGGGTCGGCAACAATCAGCCTACCGGGCTTTTGACTTATGCCGCGAATGCCGCCGGTGCCTACAATTACGCTTTGCGCTCGCCGGATGTAGTATTCGGCGCGACGGCAACCTGGCCGAAAGTCGTTTCGTTTGAGGGTAACGTTGAGGATTCGAATGTTGACCTGGATGATACCGCGGCTTACGTGACAAGCCCGAAAGTTAAAGCTGCCTGGAAAACGATCCCTAAAGCGGTCAATTACCCGGAATATCTTTGGGAAGTAGGCGACATGGTTAATAGCTACAAGGCGTTCCCAACCCGCCAGATTGCCAACAACATTGTGATATTCGGCAAATGGCGGGATGCGATTATTGCGACCTGGTCGGGTCTGGATATGGTGGTTGATCCTTACAGCCTGGCGCATCAGAACTTGATCCGGGTGATCGTCAATCTTTTGACTGATATTCAGTTCCGGTACGTTCTATCGTTCTGTGCGTCGACGGATGCCGGCAACCAGTAGAACACGATTTTTTTGGTGGTTGGGATAAAATAAGCAGCATTCCTCTCGGGGATAACTTGGCCGGATCCCCGAGGGGATTTTTTCTAATGCAAAAGATTTATTGGTTGACTGATCAGAAACCCGAGGCGGCCAACGTGCGCGCCATCATGATTCTGTTCGATGACGCCTTGGCGAAACAGATCATTGAAAACGGCTTGGGGATCGGGATCGATAAAGAGCTCACGCCGGAAACCGGGATGAAAATTGATCAACGATGACCCTTACCGATGTTGACCAGGGATTTGATTACGCGTTCAGCGCGGCGCTCTCTGTCGATGGGCGCCAAAAAAATTTCGTGTTCAGTAACGGCAACACGACCGGCGGCCGGATCCCGAAACGGATCAATTGTTTATGGATCACCGACCAGTTTCGCGACCTGCACACGCACACGCACAAGCTCAACACAATCGTGCACAACAATTCGATCGTGTGCTGTTTCCGGGAATCGGATTCGCCTTACGGCGCGGCGCTTTACTCGAACGCTTACCTCGACGTCGAGGGAATCAGTTATCGGATCGAGTACAGTATTTTGGAATGCCAGATCTATCAGCTTAATCTGATGGTGCTCGGCACGGATTAAAATGTTCGATTTCCCGATAGAATACAAAGGATTGAAACCCGGAATGAAAGTCAAAATTCCGGATGGGCGCACCGGTTTATTGATTAATTTCCGGCTTTATGAATCCGGTGAAAATGCGCCGGGACGGGCGACCGTTCAATTTTTGGATCTTGATACCGGAAATTTTACAAGTGAAGGGTTTTCAATATCTGAATTGATGGCGATCTGATTTAATGCCGGTGGAAGTTCGCATCAAAGTTCGCGGGATCGAGCAAGCCGAGCATGCGCTCGAAAAGATCCCTGGCGGCGCCCGGGTGGCGATTTCCCGGGCGATCAATGACGGTTTAAGGAAAGCACGCACCGAGATAAAGAAAGCGATTGGGGCGGTCTATAACCTCAAGAGCGGGGTGATCTTGGCCGGCTTGAAACGCGAGTTCCCGGCTTATGCTTCCCCGGGTAGTTTGTTCGGGCTACTTCACATCGAAAGCTACAAGTTCCCGGTCGCAGATTTCGAGGCGGTCGATCTGAATCCGGCTGGGGTGCGCTTCGAAGAAATCCGCGGCCGGTATTCGGGTTTGCCGCACGCATTCATGGCCGGCATGAAAAGTGGCCATTCGGGTGTGTTCGGTCGGATCGATGGCACGGCTCGGTTACGAATCCGGGAGATTACCGGGCTATCAATCCCGCAAATGCTCGAGAACCCGAAGGTCGAACCGAAATGGCAGAAGATTGTCGAGGATGAAGTCGAGCAACGGCTTGATCATTACGTTTCGTATTTACTGGCAAGTAAATGAGGTTCACTCCGTTAGATGCTGAAGCTGCGTTGACTCAAGAGATCGCGCTTTGGGTACAGGATTATCGGCTCAAAAGCCCGGTTGACCGCGGGAAGTACCCGGTGCCGGTCGAGGTCGTGCAAGGGTTTATTCCGTCCTATCAGGCGGGCCCACAAATGCCGATGCAAAACAAGGCGCCAGCGATCGCGGTGCGTGTTTCACATGGAACATATCGCCGGCTTAAAGGCGAGGTGGCAATTGATTGTATCGTTCTGGTCTGGGACGATGATCTTTCCCGGCAAGGCTACCGGGATTGCATGAACCTGGTAAACAATATCGTGACCGGGATTTATGAGGCCCGCACGATTGCCCGGGCGTTCCCGGTGCTCGATGAGCCGGTGACATGGACTCTGGTCGAGGATCCGTCCAAAGATTTTTTTCCATACTTCGTTGCCGGTGTACAAGTACATTTAGGTGTACAAACGCCCGATCCGAATGCCGCACCCTATGATGTGATCGAAAAAGAGAAACTGATCCTGCGGCCGGTTCCCGGTTAGAGAGCGGAAGTAAGCTTCGCTCAAAACGTATTTAGGATCTGAATGAGTGAAGCTGTCGTTTACACCGGGAAAACAAACAAAGCGCTCGGGCTTTACCCGAACATGCGCTGGACAACTTCCGATGCGATCCCCGATCACATTAAAGTCTTGATCGCCGATTCGCCGGCGTTCGCTTCGCAATTCGTGAATCATAGCGAGTTTACCAAGGCGTTGCCGCCTGGCGCTTCTCCGCTTTCTCTGCGTGGCCGGCCTAAAACGCAACCGGCGCGCCGATCCGGACCGCCAATCAAACGAAGACTCTAGGAAAGTTCCTTTATGCCTACAACTACTGCTAATCCTCGCGGTGTAATCGTTTCGGATGTTCCTACGTCGTTGCGCCCGGTGGTGCGAGCCGATTCCGGTGCGATTGTTGCCGTAGCGGTCGCGCCTGTTCATTCGCTTGACGGATTTACCTGGAAAGCCGGCGGCTACGCCAGCGTCGTTAACCGGCCGGTCCTATGCGAGATCGCGAGCGATTTCACAACGCAATTGGGCGAGTCCAGTGATTGGATCGGATACCCCGCCTGCGAAGTTTACGATGCGATGTTTATCGAGGGGAATCAATCCCCTTTGATCGTGATCAACCCTTATGATCCGTTCACCGATTGTAAGGCGAAATCGATTAGTTCTGTGCCGGTCACGGCCGGCATAGTCGATATTGAAGACGAAGTGATTCTGGCTTCCCTGATTGTGACCGGGACCGGGAGCGTTAATTATGTCGAGGGCACGGATTTCGAGTTTGCCTATGACGATGCGACGCTTAAAACGGCAACGTTGACCGCGTATAAAAGCTCGCCGATGTATGCCGAGACGACTGTGGGTTTGATGTATTCGACTCCGGATCTCACTAAGGTCACCAAGGATACGATCATTGGCGGGGTCGATGTAAACGGCAATTACACCGGGCTGGAAGTCTTAGAGAAAGTTTATGGGGTGACTGCGATTGTACCTGGCACGGTTATTACGCCGGGATGGGCCGAGGATCCCGAGGTGATCGCCGCCGGGAATTCGCGCGCAATGTCGATTAATAACGGCCGGTTCAGGGCAATCTTTTTGCCCGATATCGATACGGGTACGGTCAAGAAATACACTGATCTCTACAGCTACAAGAACTCGAACAACATCGTTTCCGCATTCGAGGTTGCCGGCT